ATGCATCATTACATTGAGGACATCGGTCAGTCGGTCAAGTCCATAAGGGATACTGTCCTGAAAGCGACGGAGTATAATCCTCAAAACGAAATGTTCAAGATATATAAAACGAAGCGTTACTAATCATAAAACGAAACGGCTTTTTTTATGGTCTTTTTTACATCAATAATAACCCCCAAAAAAAGGCATAAATCTTTGGCTATTTGAAAAAAAATAACTAACTTTGTATAGTTAAATTGGGATTTTTTACACAAAAAATCGGGCCTCTCCACAAGGGGCAACCCTCATTTTTCCCCCCAAAAAATCGACCGGCTTCGCCGGTTCTTTAAATGCGTTAGAAGGGCATTGGAATATAACTCCAACGCCCTTCTTTCGCTTTTTCGCTTTTCGCTTACGCTACTTCGATAAGCGCTTTATACGCTGCGACGCTTTGCGCTTTAACGATTTTTCCGCGGAAGGCCAGACGCGACCCGACATACGCGCTCGCATTCGATGCATCGCTATTCGCATACGCAAGCGACACACCGCCATTCGCACTCGCGCTGTGGCCGCCACGATAAACCACACGGGAAACGCTGGTACTGACCCAATAGATGTCGCCGTAATATGTAGAGGATGAGCCACTGACGTTTCCCACTGGGATGACATCCATGTATTTACCATGCGCAACTGCCTCTATCCACATGCCATTGTATGTTGAGCCCTTGACCATGCGGAACGTGCCATCCGGCATTCTGATACGCCATTTGCCTTGGTTGCCGTTGTCATTGGGGAGATCGACGTTGTCCATCATGTCATACTTATGACCATAAATATCCTCATAACCGAGGCAGCAGATATTGTTCACCTGCGTGACGCTTGCTCCTCCATATTCATCCTTGCTCCTATACCATGCATACTGATGAACAAGATTGTCGATGAGGCTGTTGGTTACATTGGCATTCACGCTTTTCGCCTCCTCGTAGCCGATGGTGTCAGTCATACCCATATCTGCGGTTCCGCCAGTTGTGCGCATATTGGTGTGAGAGCCAGCACCACACTGTTCCTGGGCATTTCTGCGCCCATACTTGGCATAGAACAGATTGGCGATACGGGAATGCATCTGTGCGTCTATCTGTTGCATGCCGCGCTGCACGCTGTAATAATGAAAGTCCGTCCATGTCATGTTTGACGTGGTGCTGCCACCGCTTATCACAGCACGCAGCTTAGAGCCAATGGCTGTTGAACCCACCACAGCACACAAATGCTCATCGTCTGCCACCCAATCTGGTTCCATGTCCTCTATCCGGCTACTGTTGCTAAGTACCACTTTATCAAACTCAGCCGTGTTGAGGATGGTGAAGTGGAGTGCGGTCGCACCATCCGGGATGTCCTTGATGATATACATTCCCGGCTCGAAGTTGTTTGTGATGGTCGGAACAACCACGGAACTGAGCACCTTACCCGTACTGTCCACAAAAACTGCTCCCACAAGGTTCGTTCCTGGTACACTTGGGAAGCGAACACGCTTATAGCCGGAAACCACGACCTTGCAGACACTATATGACGAGTCGTTTGTGTAGGAATTGGCCAGCGTTTCCTTGTTTGCCATTATCTTGCGGCCTTTCAGGATTCCACTTTCCTGCGCACCAATATCCTCCAGCGTAAGCACAGAGGCCACAGGGCGCTCCGGCTCGTGCTCCCGGTCATTGCTGCTGTAACAGCTGTAATGCTTACCGTTAAGGTAGTCGTTAATACCTTTGCACCAAAAAAACGGCTCAAACATCATCCAGTCGCCCTCGCTTCCGTCCAGCTTTGCCTCCGTTCCATCCGCATACTTGCGGCTGTTCTCGTCATCAAGTGGGTAGTAAGTCATTTCACCGTCAGGATTGTTCACGGTGATGTCCTGCCCTGCCATGTTAATAGTGGCCGTCGTAGGCTTTTTCGTTACCTTGGCCAATACCCGGTGGCGCTGTGAGAGAATCTTCAGAATATGGCCATTGGGCTTGTACGTACTGCCGGAGGCATAACCGGTCCCATTGTCAAGGTTGGTGATGTTTGCATCGTCTGCCACAGAGTCGTCAAATTCTATCATCGTATATTCTGGCTGCTTGATATTGAGCTCCGGGAAGTGCGCGGTGTACTTGGCATACTCTTCCTCATCCATGTAGTGCGTGAGCTGCACCGTTCCGACGAGGGCGCAGGTCTCGGTGGCGTTGCCGTCTGCGTCGATACCGCCCATGGACATGAATTTTGAGAGCCATGTTCCGTCATCACTCTTGCTGATGCCCGTCACACGGAGCCGTGCCACGTTAGAGCATCGTGCCAACAGTGTCTCCCAGTTGATGTTCGGGCAACCGTCCACGATGAGGGTCTTCACGTTGGCATAGCTTTCAAGGCTCAGTCCGTTGGTCGTCAGCTTGCTGAGATATTCAAGGCGCAACACGGTCAGCGTACCGGGCAGCATGGCTTCTGTCAAAGGAGAGCCTTTGGCGAAGCTTATGCTCTTCACCTGTGTGCCGCGGGCGTCAAGGTATTGCAGTTTGGGCTGCGTGGTGAAGTCCAGCTCGGTCGAGGTGCTGCCGCCTGTCTTTGCCTGCTGCTGGTTGCGAAGGTTCACGGTTCTCAGCTGTTGACAGGTGCCTATACTGAGCCACCAGCCTGTGCTGCCACCAGTACCCGACTGCATGTTCAATTCTCTCAGCGCGGTACACTTTCCAAGGTCGAAACCATTCTTCAGATGGTCTGCAGCACCGCTCATGTCAAGCGTCTGCATGCGGCTCGCACCATATATTCTCAACGGGTCGTTCACGGTGTATGCACCCTTAATCTCCAGCGTTGCCGTCTTGCCTGCCTCCACGATGCCCGTGTTGGCAAGATTAGGACTGTTGTTCGTGCCGTAGCCGAAGGCATATACCTCACCGGCAGTAAGCCTAACTGTGTCAGCCGTGTCAGCAGATGTCCTCGACATATAGAGGTCGATGTTGTCCGACGTAAAACTGCTTGTTCCATACTTGGCATCGAGCAGGGCATAGCGGTTGCGGATGAAGTAGGTCAGAAATGCCTTGTTGTTGCCTTGCAGAGCATAGATGAACGGCCACTTCTTGCCGTAGGTCTCCACCATGGCCGGTTTGATATATTTCAGATATCCGCTCTTGTTGTAGGCTCTGTCGCTCCAGTTGCCCATCTGCTCAACGGTCAGCATGGACAGCACCCTGTCCGGGGTCATCTTGGCTCTGAAATTGGCGGCACACCGTCTAAGGTCATCCTGAAGGTTGGCAAGCACAAGATTCCACAGCCAGCTCTCCCTGCCCTCGAAGGCATACTTCGAAGCCTCCGCGTCATAGGTGTCCCGGTCGATGGTATAATCATAGGCGAGGAAGCAGTCGTTGCGTTTGCCATACTGAGTGTCGCCGTCATAATAGGTGATGTACCATATCTTGCCGTCCCAGGTTCTGAGCAGCATGTTCTTGGCGCGCTGGTCTACGCTCGCTGCATAGTCGGTATAGATGTAATACGTGAGCAGGAAGTCTTTATTGAAATACTGTTCTACCTCTGTGGCGAACTTCTCACTCTTGAACGTAGTGAGGTCATCGGCATTCGCACCCTCCGGCACGCACGACCTGATCCATCCGAACAGGCGTTTCAGCGCACTTTGCTGCGCCTCGTTCAGTCCCGCCCACTTCACGTCGTCCGGCACGTTGGTCTCAAGACCGGCATCGAAGTTGGCGATGAGGTCCTCATCACTGCTGCTCTGGAACAGACATGTCTTCTCACCGTTGTTCAGCGTCTCCAGCGTGAGCGGGCAGTCGGGCGTGAAACCGTCAAGTCCTTCCATGCCGAACAGCTTTCCGCTCTTGGATTTTTCGTTGTTGAGGTTATACTGACCGTAATACGTACTCTCACCGTCAACGGTCTCCGCACTGAATATGTCGATCGGGAAACCGTCAATGGCTGTGCGTATGGTCACGGCCGACATATTCTTCCCGGCTTGCTCATATTGGTAGCGCTGAGGAGGTGTCAGAAGTCCCAACTCTTTCATCACTTCGTTGAACAGCTTCGCACCGCCGGTGTTGAGGCTCATAGACGAATCGCTGTAGTCGCTCTTGGCGCACAGCAGCCCCATGGCGATTCCGCCGGGTCTCAGAGCATAGGCTTTCTTCTCCACCGGCTGACCGTTGACTTCAAAGCTAAGGCCGCTTCCGCCCTTCGACAGGTAGATGCGGATGTTCTTGCTCGGATATTTCGTCGAGCTCGTGCCTTGAATGCGGATGTAGCAGTCGTGAAGCACAAAGTCATATTGCTTGCCGAACGGACTGTAGAAATAGATGTCGGCCAGAAAGTCGGTCTTTTTGTTGTTAGTCTCATTCACCTCGTCAAGGCCGCCTTTCCTCACAATGCGCATCACGCCCTTGCCCTTGGCCCGGAGTTTGTCAATGTCCACGTTGCCTGTCTCGCCGATGATGTCATTCTCGCTCCACAGCTCCATCATCTCGTCGGCCGACGTGGAGTCCACCATGCGGTTCTCCAGCTCCTCGTCGTCAGTCAGCGCACGGTCATAGATGCGTATGTTTCTCACTTCAAGGTCGGCAGCGTCGCTGTCCAGCGTGATGCCTACGGGCGTGTCCTGTTGGAAGTAGTAGCCGCTGTCATAGATGTCAGCACCTGCACGGTTGCCGTTCACGTAGAGTTCCATCAGCCGCCCGTCGGCACGCTTGCCGATGACGAATGCCACCTTCAGCCAGACGTCAGGGGCGAACTTCGTGCCTATCTTTATCTCGCGGCTCGCGTCCTCGCCGTCCTCGTTGGTGTAGTGCAGGATGGTGCCGGTCTTGATGCTCGCCTCCACGGGAGTCACGCTCAGGCCCTTTCCGCCGCTCATGCAGCTGATCACCTCTGCCGTGCGGTCGCTCACGTTGCTCACTTTGAACTCCATCTCGATGGTCTTGCCCGTTATCCCGGCGTCGGTCTTGAAAAGCTCACAGCCGATGACGGCCTTTGCCCCATTCGTCAGCAGCAGCGAGTCACCCGTCCAGCCGTTGCTCTTCCAGTCAAAGCCCTCGAACGACGTTCTAATGCCGTTCGAGTCCCATCTGGCGGGATTGCTCTCACCGTTGCTGCGACCCGACGGGCTCAGTTTCACGGACAGCCCATAGGTGGCCTCGCCGATGTCAATGCTGCTCTCGGCCACGTCAACATAGAAGGTGTAGGCCGTCTGACCCACGGCGAAGACCATGGTCTGCCTTCCTTTGTCCGTGAAGCGGTTCTCATAGTGCTGCGTCGTCCTTGCCACGCTCACCGTCTGCACCACGCTCCCGTTGCGGCTGATGGTCAGTTCTGCAGGTGTGGCAGTGGGGTCATAGGCCGCGAACGAAAGCGAGCATTGCTCATACTGTCCCACGCCAATCGTCGGCTGGGCATATTCCGTGGCCGTCATAATGCGTCCGTCGGCATTGGTCATCATCAGCCCTACGAAAGGAACATTTCTGCCGCCCTTGAGTATGTCGATGTATATACTCTCGCTCTTCAGTGTCAGACCGTTCCCGGCATTCATCTCCGCCACCATCTGTATGTTGTGCCGTCCCATGCTCAGACCGCTCATGGGGATGTCGAAGCTCCCATTCGTCGTGCCGCTTCTTGTCACGCTCTCCGAGCTTCGCTGGTTGCCGTCCACATATAGAAAAATGGTCTTCGTGCCGCTGCCGCTCACGCTGTAGGGTATGCTCACTGTCTCGCTCACCCCGTAGCCACCTTTCGACAGGGCGTTGGCAAGGTTGTATGAGCTATGCAGCGACAGCGTCACCACTTTCACGCTCACATAGGCCTGTTTCTTTTGAGCCTTGCCGGTATTCGGGTCCGTAGAGGTGGCTATCACATAGATGTCGCTCGTGCCGAGCAGCAGGTATTTCGTCAGGTCAACGTCATAGCTGCCCTTACCAACATCCTGTATGGTGTCGTAATAGGTCGTCGTGGCACCGCGCTTGATAATCACCTGTATTGTGGCTTTCTGTCCGGTGCTGTCTCCACCCGTGTTCTGGTGGTCATAAGTGTAGGTAAGCCGCACGCTACCGCCCTCCTTCACCGTGGCATGGTCCACCGAGGCACTGAGCACTATCTTTGTCGTGCTGCTCTCACCGCCACCGCCGCCGCTGCCTGCCGGTATGTCGGCACTGGCTATCTCGGCCCCGCTCTTGTTGGTCAGCGCGAGGCGCACGCTGCTCTGGTCGTCGCTAACCTCGGCCGTCATGCCAAACACCGTCGAGGCTTCCACCTCGGCCATCTTTGCCGCCACGGCCTTGTTTTGTACCGGGTTCGTGCTGCTCGTGTCCAGGCTCTCGTCCACCTCCACCTTGTCGAAGTTCACGCTCACGTTGCCCTCTGCGTCCGGCTGCTGCCTCACCCCGTTCACCGTCACGCTCTTCACCGTACCGTCGCCACCGAAGTCTGCCCAAGCCGTAGCCTGTTCCCAACTGTCCAGGCTCGTTCCCACAAACTGCTTGGTCTCCCATTTGCCCTGGGCCGTCTCGTAGGTCACGCACAGGCCTTTACGCCGTTGCTTTGCTTCCACCGCGGCTATGGCCGTCTGCAGTGTGTAGTAGCCGTCTGAAAGAGGCGCCTCACTGGTCACGTTGTAGATGTTGCCACCGCCCGAGCCGCTAATCTCCACCAAGTCGCCGCCACTGTACACGTACAGCGACTCGCCGCAGGCGTAAACCTTGTCCTGCTTCACAGTCTGACCGTCAAGGAAAAGAGCCATCGAACGGCCTCCGTCGGCGGCCCAGGAGGTGTAGTATTTCTTGTCTTTCGAGCGCAGCAGGAAGGTCTTCTTCTCCACCGACCAAACCACCACATCCAGGGCAGTGGCTATCAGGCTCGAAAGCTCCGTAGTGATGCCTGTCGTCTCGTCAATGGCCGCAAATCGCGCCGTTGCCCCGTCAAGGCCCAGCTTCGCAGAATGCTCATAATTGGCTGCCACAGTATTGGCAGCGCTTACGGCCTCATTGGCCTTGCCGACGGCTTCCGTGGCAGTGGCGGCGGCTTTCTCTGCCTGTTCGCCAAAGGTCTCGGCTTTTTCGGCAGCATCATTGGCCTTGCCCGCAGCCTCATTTGCCGTGGCAGCTGCGCTGTTGGCTATGGCAGCTGCATCTTGTGCGGGCTTGCCTAAAAGGCTAAGGGGGACCGCCACCAGATCCTCGCCACGCACGGCGGGGAGGCTCTTCACTCCGTCGAGGCTTGTCACCACCTCAAGGTTGTCAACACTCTGCGACTCCGCCTTCATGGCGTTCAGCAGTTCCTGTTTCTCTTCATTTGTAAGTGCCATGTCTATTCTGTTATTGATTTTGCGAAATATGTTTTGCCTGATCCCGACTGTACTAATTGGAAATCAGATGTATTGAGTATTGTCCAGGAGCAAAATTCTGTTCCGGGCTTTTTAAATGCCTTCATTCTCAATCGGCAGCAGTTGCCCTCAAGTTGAACGTGAGTCACTTTCTTGTTTCTGTAGAATATATGGGGTTGGGTGTCATCTTCGTATGACACGTCTATGGGAATGACAATGTCGGTATATGAACTGCTTACATTCAGCAGGTCACACTCCACACCGTCTATTTCCACATAAATGGGGAGCATGATACCTGCGGTGGCTCTGTCTGCAGTGGCTATCATGATATTCATACCGGTGTTCACACTTGGAAATGCCGTCGATCCTGTACTTAATGTCTTGTAAGGCGCACCAATGGCCCCGGAGAATCTGCCGCTAACGGCATTGATCTCGCCACTGAACTTTCCGCCAACGGCCTCCATGCTGCCGTCTTCTAATATCTTGAATCCCTTGTTCGCCGTGACAAGGCCTTCCAAGTTTATCTGGTCGGCACCAACATGCACACCGCTCTCCAGCTTGCCGTCTTTGTCCTTGGTCACAAATGCGGCTATATCGGCCTGCTTCACGATATTGCCGTCATTATCTACCGCGGAGGCAAACATTCCCGCAAAGGCTGTAACATCCATTTTCTGGTCGAGCAGCGTCTTCAGGCCACTGATGTCTGTAGTGTAGGTTGACTGCCATGCAGTCCAGTCCGTCGTAGTAACAAGGCCTGCCACGTTTTTCAGACTTCCGTCATCGTTGAACCGCTCGCTCGTCAACTCGTTGTATTTTGCCGTAGTGATAATCTCGCTCTCTTCCAGCACCCTGCCGTCCTTGTCAAAGTTCTGGGCCGCTATCTTCACTATCTTCTCGCTCTGCTCCAGCAGCGTGCGGTACTTGTAGGCAAGGCTCTCCACCTTGTCCGTACTCAGCACCAGCATATAAAGGCATATCTCGCCCGTAAAGCTCAGCTTGAAGTCGCCTGTGCCGTTCCACAGTCCGTTGCAGGTATATTGCTTGTAGCTGTCCGTCTCACCGAGTTCTTCTTCCACCAAGAAAGAGTTGAAGTCTTCGAAGCCGGTCTTGTCAACGTTCTCAAACTCTACTCTCAGTTTCCCAGCCTTGCGGCATTTATAGAAGAAACTCAGGTAAACGGCCACGGGCTGTTTCTTCCCCTCGGTGTTCACTCCGAAGGTTGGTATAGAGCGCAGGTTCTCTTTCTTTTGACTGATATATTTATTGCGAATCACAACCACCGTCCGGCCCTCATCCTTGGCCACACTCGCGCAGTTGCCTTTCTTCGACAGCACGTTGCCGTTGGCCCACACCCACCGGTTGCCAACGAGAAAGAACACCGCCTCGTTCTCCGTCTCCCATTTCGACATGCCATCGGCAAAGGCGGCATTGCTCAGGTAGCCTTTCTCGCCCGTGAAGTCATCGCGGATGCCAGTAAGCTCACTCTCCACCTTGCCCTCCATAATCTCGAAGCGGGTCTTTACGTCCTCACCCGTCGAGAGCAGAAACGTGCCCTTCAGGTAGGCGTTGTCCGAGTACAGGCCGTTGCCCTTGGGCTGTCTGTCGGCGGGAAAGGCATCGTCGTTGATGCCGTCAAGGTTGCCAAGGCGGGCACGAAGCGCGCCGGCGAAGCTCTTGCCGCTCACGCCGTCAAGCACGTCCACCCGTGGCTGACCGTCCTCCGTGGCCGAGATAAGGATAAGGTTCTGCCGTCTTCTGTCCGTGGTGTTGCCCATCAGCACCACCTCGTCGCTCGTTTCCGGGAGAGCCTCAGTAAACTCAGTCTTCTCTACCTTCACGTAGTCATTGCCGGTCTCCGCAACCTCCACCCAGTAGTTTTTGATGGCGTTGCCTGTAAAGGTCTGGCAGCGCATCAGGTCGTGGGCCACAAAGGCGTTGTCCTCTTCAAAACGGATGATATAGTAGCCACCATCCTCCTCGACGCTCTTCACCTTGCCGTTGGCAGCACTCACGCATATCATGCCGCCCACCGACCGCACCTTCTCTATCAGCAGCTCCAGTACGGTCATCGTCTGGCGCACCGTCAGGCGGTCGAGCGTGAGGTTGGCGAGCGCGTCGTCGTCAATCCACAGCCGCCACCCCTCGCCATCGAGTCCGTCCACGAACTTCACAGAGCGCAGCAGGTGCCTTACAACGAGCGTCAGCAGCTCTCCGTTGCCCTTCCCGTCGATGTTGCCACCCTCCTTTCCCGCCTCGAAGTCGCCGAGGCCTATGCCCTCGTCGAAGATGATGCGCTTCCTGGCACGGTCGGCTCGTTTCTTTGAGAGGAACTCCTGCATGGTGCGGCGTGCCGACAGCAGGTTGTTGTCGGTAAAGGGCGTGTTGTCCCAGGAGCGTATGATGTCGGGCTGCGCGGTCGACATGCGCTCCCTGGTGTAGTTCCTGACCTCCCCGATGCTGTCCGTTATCTGCTGCATCGTGCCCGTCTGCAGCGCGTCGCTTATCTCCAGGTCCACCTGCGATGGCAGCGTCACCTTGCGTGTGAGCTTGGTGATACGGCTGTCGCGATAGCCCATAGCACGGAAGTACTGCTCGCTTTCCAGCCGTACACGCTGGCCTACGCTCAGATCTGCACCTTGCTTCAAAATCCAAACATAGTCCGTCTGACCTTTATACACACTAATATCACGCCAGTGCTCCTCATTATATTTGTCCACAGCGGCCTTTAGCTCGCTCTCAGCCATAGCAAAATACTCATTGGGCATGCTAATATTCCACAGAATATATTTGTCCCCCACCTTCGGAACAAGCGTACCTCCGGGCAATTGTGTGTCGTCATCGTACGGCCATATTGTGATTATCTCGAACTCTTTCTTGTCGTTGTCGTAATTCACCTCGAAATAATGGTCGTCGCTCTCGCCAAGCCCTGCAAGTTCTCCATCTTGAAACGACACCCGTTTCACCTCACCGGCCATTTCATAGTCGTTTGGATTAAAGGTAAGTCCGCTATCCTTGAAAAAGTACACTTCGAAGTCCTTCCCGTCATCACCTTTGCGTGTCTCATGCCGAACGCTGCTCACCTCGCCAATGCGCCTTGGATAAATGCCGCTGAAAGCATTTTGCTCATAATGGTCATAGATACCATACTCATCAGCCTTCACCTCTACATATTTCTGCCCGCCGGGGAGCATCAGACGGGGATGGCCGTATTTCTCCGGGTCTATATTGCGGCTACTGCCTATTGGAAATAGCCGGGTGTAAAACTTAGCCGTGTTGTCTGTGTCACGTTCAAGGCTTGTCAGCCCCTTTCCGTAGCCTAAGACCAGAGGTTCTCCATGCTCGCATCGGCAAATGTTCACCGTCGTGCCCTCTATCCACCATTCAGCGTTGCCGCCGGTCTTCTCGGCTATCTCTTTCAGTGCTTCGTCGCAGTATTTTCCCTCGTAGTCGATAACTATGTTGTCCTTACCGTCCACCGTACCCACTTTCCAGTCGGTGATATATCCCATCCCGGCATTCAGACATTTCACGATCATCCTCACATGCTCTACAGCAGGTGCTGTCAATGTGAATACTGGCTCGGCATTGCCATCAGTGGTCTCCAGCACAAGAAAACGTTTGATTAGGCTTTCCACGCCATAAAGCTTTAGGTTGTAAACCCACTTTCCGGCATTCTCCTCCTTGGGTGTATACCGTTCCTGGAGCCAGTAACGCTCACCCATGAAATCACAGTAATCATTCACGTCCAATGCCACATAAGCCAAGTAGGTAAACGACAGCGTCAGGACGTTGTCGCCCTGTATCTCTTTCTCCTGAGTTGAGCTGTCGTTAGGCGACACACTCATCCGCGCTTTTCCTGTTTTGTCGTAAATTGTTAGAACCATGTTTGAACGCTGTTTGAATCCAATTATATCACGGGGTTAGGCTCCCTGAATTTCACCTTGAATCGGCTGGCATGTACACCCTCTTTCCAAAGGTAGGTAAAGGGCTTGAATTTCGTACTGTCCTCGTATCTTACATGTAATGTCAGACTGAGCTGGGGCAGTGATATTTCAAGCCAACCGTTCTTGCCTTGCTTGAGGAAATTAACAAAAGCAAGATATTTTTGCATCCAGCCCGACTTAGATTTGTTATAGAGCGCAAAGGTCAGTTCCACGTCACGTGCCTCATTTCTGGGCGTGAGCCTTTCTGGGTATTTTTCCCCATTTTCCTCACGTATGTCCACTGCCGTTTCCGACTTTAGTTTCGATGGTGTGAGGATGGCCGTAAGATTGTCCATACCTCCACGCTGTTCCTCAGCAAGGAACGCACCGTATTCTTTCCAAATGTCGGTGCCGTTTATCAGCACCAGCCCTGTGAGTATATTGTCCATCTCATTTCATTTTTAGTCCGTCACGTTTAATAATCGTTACCAATTCTTTTATCTCTTTCAGTTGGTTGACACTCACTCCGGTATTCTCGGCAATGCGGGCCAGGTGGCTCTCTGCAAGGCTCATCTGTGACCCCATATCGACCAAACGGCTGTCAATGGACGACAGATGTTGCAGGTTGCTGGTGAACAGTCCCTCCAGCTTCGTTCCCTGGTCTTGCGTCATTGTCGTGAAGCTGCCACTTTTGCCGCTTTGGCTACTACCGCTGGAACTTTCGCCCGTATAGCCTGTGAATGCCGCCACTTGGTTCCTGATGTCAAGTCCTTTCTGTGTGATGGCATCCCAACGCTGTTGCAAATCGGTCTGCTCTTCCTTGGTAATCTCGTTGCCGCTTTCGGCATATTCCGCCCATTTGTCATAGAATGCCTGAAGGTCTTTGTCCAGCAAATCCGATATTTTGGCATTCAGTACAGCGCGCATCAGGTATTTCTGGAAGTCTGTTGAGAAGTCCTTGGCCGACGAATCCATGTCCATCAGTTCGTCAACGAAAGAGTCTCTCAGGCTGTCAAACGAGGTCTGCGTTAGACTTTGTTTTAGCGAGTCGGTGATCTCCTCCATCTTGCCAGCGAGGTCGGCATAGTTGTTCCAGTATTCGCTTTTGTCATACTTTCCCTGCTCAAGCATCTTTTTCCAGATGTCTATGTTGTAGGTTCGTAAATAGTCCATCTCCTCAGGGCTGAGCTTGTAAAGATCTTCCAGGTTCCAGGCACTATGGACTTCTTTGCCATTCTTCCGTGCGTAGTTCTGCAGAGACTGGTTAATGGCTGCATAGTCCTCACCGTCCAACCTCCAATAATAGGCATTGCTGTGATGTGAGGCATGATACCCCATCTGGGCTTTCAGTATCTCAAGAGTCTGGTTGTTGATGGATTGCTGGTCTTCCCTGGCTTGCTTGGCCGTGTCTATGGCTTTCCAGCCTCCAGTGTCGCTTATCTCTTGCTTTAGCCTGTCCACGCTGTCAGTCAGCCGCTCGTTGCTTTCTGTCAGCCGTTTCGTCGTTTCGGTCACAGCTTTGCTGTTGCCGTCTGCCGAGAACCATGATTTGAAGCCACCAAAGGTTACGGAGTTCAGCACTGAACCTATTAGGTTCTTCACGCCGTTCAGTATCGAGCCAATCAGGCGACCTATGTTCTCCGGTATCTTAAAGATGGCTGCTATGAGATTCCCGATTGCCTGAAGAATACTGTTAACCAAGTCTGATAGCCAGCGGAATTTTAGCAATTCTGTAAAGGAGTTCAAAATTCCTGTCACGAAATTCTTTACTGCACTCACAATGTTCAGTATCATACGGGGGATCTGCGCAATGATTCCTATCAGGGCGCCAAGACCCTTGCTCAGTGCGCCTTGTATCATACCACCGGCATTTTGCAGTATGCCGTCCATGCCTGCAGAAATCGCACTGCCTAAATTCTTAGCCAATCCGTCGCCGGCTGATGACAACCAACTGTCAAGAGCTCCCTTCAGTGCGTCAAGGTCGCCCGTCGCTCCTTCCACTTGCGAAAAGCCCTCTGCACCTTGCCAAGTCTTGGCATTTTTCAAGGCCTCTGCCAGTGGAGACACGTAGTTCTTTATTTTGTCTGCCGTGTCGTTCAGCGTCTTGCCGTGCTGCCGCACAGACTCCTGTGCTTGCAACACAGCCGCGCTCAGTCCTTCAGCCTCAGTTGTTAGCCGATCCACTTCCTTCTGATTGTCCGCACCGTTTTGTTGCCGCTGCCGCGCCTTCCCAAGTAGTTCATAGGCGGCGGCCTCGCGGTCTTGCAGTTGGCGTAGAGATTGGGTAGCATTTTCGAAGTCTTTCATAGCCACCGACAGTTCCTCCCAGGTCTTGCTTTGGTCGCTGTCTGCATAGGTTCTGAGCTCTTGTATCAGTTGGCTGATTTTCTGCTGGTTCTCAGCACCGGCGTTCTTATATTCGTCACTCTGCGTGTAGGTCTCCAATTGCTCGACCATCGGGCCGGCGATTTCCTTGCTCAGCTTGCCAACCCCAGAGAACATGGCGTTCCAGTCTATGTCCATCGTCACCTGTTGCTGCTTCAGTTTGCCAAGAGCAATGTCGCGTTCACGTTCCAGTCCGTTCGTCCGCCAGTCCTCACCCGCGGCGTGGACCTTCCGTATTTTCTCGGCATATTCCTCGGTAATGGCAAGTCGTTGCTGTTCGTACGTTCCCCATTGCTTTAGATATTCTCGCTTGGCCTCGGCTTCCTCTGACAAGGCTATGGTCTTATCTTTCTGTCGCCTCCGCTCATTCAGCGCGTTGGCATCGTCAATGGCTTTCTTTTGTTCAGCTGTCAGACCGTCTTCGCCAACTTTCACTCCGGCCTTATGATTTTCCTCTTTCAGTTCACGGGCTTTCTTGGCTATCTCTTCCTTGCGCTTGTTGAAATCGTCATCTATCTGCCGCAGCTTCTTCTGGGTGCTTTCTTCTTCTAAGGCGGTCTCAGCTTCGTCATTCTCTTGTATGATTTCCCGCAGCTTGTCGCCCAGCTTTTTCAGGGCAGTAGCTCTCTTCTCTGCCGCTGTTTCTGCTTTGCTCTTGCCGCTTTTGCCTTTCACGCTCAGATCTTCTCCGCTCAGTTCGTCGGGGTTCCTCAACTTGCCACTCTCGCCGTTGGTCTTGATCTTGTCGGCCACCATACGCGAGAGTTCTTTGTCATCTTTGTAAAGGTCCTTGATTTCGTTCACTTTATCATCCTGAGCCTTGATGATTTTGTCCTGCTCGTTAATCTTTTCCTGAATACCGCTCTGGTAAACGATACGCTGGTTCTGAGCTCCGACGGTGTAGGTGTTTCCACCTGCTCTCACAGCCTCTCCATCATGCTTGTGACTCTCGGCGAGTTGTTTTTCAAACACTCTTCTGGCCAGTCTCGCATCAGTGCTTTTCTTCATTTCTGCCACCATGCGCTCGTACAGCGCTTCGGCAAGGGCCATCTTCTCGATACCCTTCACATATTTGTCTATTGCGCTCGTGTTGTCATTGATTAGCTGACCGGTCTTGGTAAGCTGGGCATGATAACCGGGAATGATTTTTTTCAGCTTCACCAAGGCTTCACGCCGGTCATGTATCTTGGCCTCGTTGTCGTGCAGCGTCTTGCTCAGCTGCTCAATGGCCATGCGGTGCTTCGTCGCAGCATCAGTGCTCTGCTGCTGTATTTCTTCGGCAAGACTCTGCTCTTTGTTGTTCTCGGCAACGGCATTAGTGTTCGCTTCGGTGCTCTTCCTAAGCGAAGTGATGAGTGTTATCACGCCCAGCAGTGTGCTTGCTATCAATAAATAGGGATTGGTCTTTGCCGTAAGGTTGAAGGCTTGCTGCACTGCGGTAAGAAGTCCCAGTTCCTTGCGCATCATCGCTATCAGCTGGATGGTTTCCACCAATGCAGATGCTTTCTGCCATGCCCATACGGCCATCAGCGCTGCCTTGTAAGAGCCGTAGGCTACCACCACCGACTTTACTACACTGATGATAGCCTCGTAGTGCTGCAGTAGACTGGTCAGTCCATTGGCCACACTCACAACCACGCCTTCCTGACGTTCGCCCAGGGCATTTAGAAAGTCATCCCAGGCACCCTCCAGATTGCTGAGAGCTCCCTGTTGTGTTTGGCTCAGTTTATTCAGCATTCCGTTAAACTGTCCGCCGGCACCTGCTGCCGACAGGAAGGCTTTCTGCACCATCTCAGCCGAAATTTTGCCTTGGCTCATCTCGTCTTTCAATTCGCCGATACTCTTTCCAGTCTCCTCCGAGATGACTTTCAAGGGATTAAAACCGGCATTTATCATCTGCAGAAGGTCTTGGCCCATCAGCTTGCCAGCCGCGCTCATCTGCGAAAAAGCAAGTGCTAACGATTGAAAACGCTCCGAGTCGCCCATACTGATGTCACCAAGGGCTTTCAGGTAGCCCATCACTTTATCCGACTCTATGCCAAAACCGAGCATAGTCTGCGCACCCTTCGCAAGGTCGTCCATCAGCATAGGAGTCTTGGCCGCAAACTCCTTGATGCTGCCAAACAAAGCGTCTGCCTTTCCCTTATTTCCTAAAAGCACCTCAAACGATGTCTGGAGGGTTTCTATCTTATTGCGAACGTCCACTACTGCTCTTCCGAACTCAATGGCTTTCTGGGCTGTGAACACGCCCCCGATGGTCATAGCCAGGCGGTGCATGGCTGCGTCGAGACCTTGTGCTTGAAGAGTTGCGCTGCGCATCCCGTTTTCAAGATTGCCTTTCAGCAATATTTCTACTTCTACTGGTTTCATCTCCGTTTGGCAAAAAAGGGAACCATGTCGCGTCTTCCCCGTCACGATTCCCTTGTGTTGTTTACTTCACTAAGCTTTGGAAAAAGCCCAGCTCTTTATCTTCATCGCTTTGTGAGTCATTTGTGTCAACTTTCCTGCGATAGCGTGGGGCGTCGGCAAGCATCATCAGCAGGGTCTGAACGTTCACGCCCCAAAGAATGTACCGCACGCTCCATCCTGTCTCCGCTGCTATCTGCCATACAAATCCGAAGGGGCTATGTGAGCTGTCAAGCTTTAACTCCCCTTCCTCACTTGGCTCAGTCTCGGTGTTGTCGGACTCGTCAGCTCCACCAGTCTGATAATATTCGCAAAACCCGTGATGTCGCTCTGAAGAGCGAACTGGGTCACAGCGGCCAGCAGGTACTTTTCTTCCACTTTGTTACGCAGTACCCAGGCGGTCAGTCGCCCAAATAGCTTGCACGTTAACGGACCACGGCAGATGCAGTCGGCCACAATCCGAGACAATTCCTTGCCATGCTCACGTAGAAACTGCATCTGGCCTTCTTTGTCAAACTTCATCAGTTCATCGTAACTAACGCCCATCGAGAGCCATCGGCGAGCCATCCTCATTTGGGTTCCAAGGTAAGGACGGCGGAGTGTCAGACGCAGTGTAAGCGGTCTTCTGCGCAAAGGTAATCGTACGGTCATCACAGGAACTGACAGACCGAGGTCAAGTAGTGCCTCGGCTGTCTCACGTTCCATAACTTTTTCCATTGGCTATGCCTTTAAGTTGGGTTGCTCGCTTCCTTGCCGTCGATGGTCAGGGGAGCGCTGCCGTCGTCAGGTATCTGCACTTTCAGCTTCACCTGGATCTTGCTCACCTCACTTAGTGATAGCTTGCCCGTAAGGTTGGCGGCAACGGTCACTTTCGGCATTTCAATCACATGTCCGGAGACGGTCTCGATCTTCACCTTGCCGGTTACTTGAGATAACTGGGTGGGAGCCGACCATTTGCCGTTTTCAGATGTACCGCCTAAAACGGCGGCAATGTTATCGGCATCAAGCTGTATCAGGTTGAACTGTGGCTCGACGGTACCATTCTTCTGCACCAATATTAAGACTGGCTGACCGGGAACCTGCTCTGCGTTTACATCGACTGTTTCTGGTTCAGAACCACCCCAGTCGTAAGAGTCTTTCTCAATGTAACCTAATAGTTTGTCGTTGAGCGTAAAGCTCGACAGACCGTAGATAAATTTCTTCATCGTTTTTTCTGTATTAAAATCGTTGTTGTTATTCCGCCGAGCAACAGCCCGGCTATGAATGTCGCTAATAGTTCCACCCAGACACGGGGAGAGGTCTTTTCCTCCTTCTCCTTCGTGCTCACAGTGGCAGTCAGATGGGAGTTCGCCACAGAGAGGCGCTCGTTCTCCTGCTCATAGTAGGCGCACTGACGTTCCAGGCTGTCACACCCGGTATCCACATACACCGTCATGCCGCTCGGTTCTGTAGGCTGCTGCTTTGCAGCGGCAACATTAGCCGTCCGCCTCACCGTGACGCTCGCATGGGCCCTCCCGCTGCGGGCCGTATAGCTCGCACCCGCTGGCAGCATCAGCAGGCTGTCAAGGGGTATGCGCAGCCGAGTGCTGTCCGCCTTCACGGCTTCCTTCACCATCACCCGGCGCACCACCTGACTCCTTGCGCTGCTGTCGCTTGCGCTTGCCTCTTGTATCACCCTCTCCCTCGTCACCGTCTTCGCTGAGCGACAGCTCGCCGCTGACAGGGCAAGAGCCAGCATGAGGACATAGCTGAATAGCC